GCACCTTCAGCAGATGTACCATCATGGGTATGACCTGTACTAGCATTGAAGGCAGCTTCAACACCATTAAACTCATTATCTAAATCAACAGCATTGACAATGTTACCATCAGCAATGTTATTAGAGGTGTCTGTTCTGATATATCCAGTCACAATATTTTCCTTGTATTATCTTCTATCATGCACAGCATATTCAACTGTAGCTGTATCTAAACTAAATGGTGGTGATTGACTATTACTAATAAATTGTAGGCTCATCGAAAACCCACTACCAACCAATTGTGTCTCAAATATTTTCTTAAGCTTACTACCGTAAACAATGGTTCCATATGTAGCTAAAGGGCTACCAAAAAATCCTACAACACCTGTATCATTGGACAAGCTTAATGTCTCTGGTTGCACGCTACCACTAGTATCAAAATCTAGCTTTAAGTTAACAGCAGTTGTAACAGAACCTTGTGGTTCTGTATATAGCTGTAGCTTATAGAATGTTTTTCTAAGTCTAGGATCAGTTAAATGAATAAAGGGTGTAGAGAAAGTAGCTAGTATATTACCACCATCAAAACTGTTACCACTTTCCATTTGATATACATAGCCTGTTGACTCTGCAAACACAGCAGTTTCTGTTTGGATATAGTAGCTACTGTCAGCGACATAAGCTTTAAAGCCTTGTGTCTCAGCCCAGTTTATACCAGCTGTATCATTGCCTTCAAGCTGAACACCTATAACACCTAATGCTGATTGAGTGCTAATAGATTGACTATACCCTAACAATCTATACTGACTTTTCTTTCTTATGACAACACTACTAAAACTGCTAGAGGCAGAGATGAGGTTGGTCATTTCTTTCTGTATAGGCTTAGATACAACGCCTAAGTTGAAGTCATTAATTCTATCAGTAGCAGATAATAGTCTTAAACCATCAGGTCCTAAGAACATAACATCGCCACCAATTTCTTGTATGGTGTCTGAAGCTACACAACCTATGTCAGTTGTTACTGACTTTAGTATAAAGTCTGCTAATGTATTGCCAGTAATTTGATGTATTGATTGTGCAGAGAAAATAAACAAAGCTTCTCTAAACACTTGTAAGCCTGTGATTTTAGCACCAACACTAATAACACCACTACCATTAGCAGGATTTAAATCATTATCAGTGAATGGCGCTGTAATAACAATCTTATCTCCTACAGCATAGCACATCTGATTCTTAAACCAAGACAAGTGTGAACAGTTTTCTAAGTCTGCAGAACCTGTTACATACTGAAATGTATTGTCATCAAATGTAAAAGGGTAGCCTAAGCCTGTGGCAAAAGCTATCTTCTCTGTAACACCAATTCTATATTTAATGTGACGAGCCTTACCATTAACACTAACATCAGAAGATATGAATGTTACAGCAGCATTGTCTGCTGGACTGCTAGCTAGAGCTGGTGCTATTGTTAAAGTGGTAGCGCCTGATACCACTGTTACAGCAGCTGTAATGGTATAAGCTTTAGCAACACCAGCAACTGTGAATGTGTCCCCAATTTTAGGAGCTATATCTACACCATCAATATTTAATGTAGTGCCTGTCTGACTAGCCCCGTTAACTAAAACTGCAATGCCATACACAGGCACTGACACTCTTGTGTAGCTTGCTCCTGTTGTTTTATATAATGTTTTATCACGAAGGGCTAATACACTATCTTTCCAAGCAGCTAGCCCTGTTATCAAACTACTGCTGTTAGCAAAAGTTACAACAGCTAAATCAGTAGGGCTACTAGCTAGTGATGTAGTTAGTGTTAATGTAGCAATCTTAGTAGTTTCACTATATGAAACACCAGCCACAGCAATAGTGTAGACACCTGTTACACCTGCTACAGTGAATGTATCTCCTTCTACAGGTGTTACAGAGATGTTAGAGACAACTAATGTTGTTCCTGTCTGACTACCACCACTAACAAGTGGAGCACCTGCCACAGGCACTGTGTCATTAGAATATTTATCATAGCCTAACATACGGCTGTACCCACCCTCAATAGATGGTTCAAAGTTCTTCAGCTGCCTAGCACTACCGGGCGCTTGTGTGCCTTGCTGCAGAGGTGATAGGTTTGTTATTAACCCCCCTCTAAACTCAAAAGGAAATGTTGCCCAAGCGTCAGCCATTCTTATTTAATCCTTGCACCAGCAATGTTACTGCCAGCTTGTTGGATGTAAGTTGATGTTACATAGTTATATTTATTAATAAGAATAATTCTCATTGACTTAACTTCTTCATCAAACTTGGCTTTAATCATAGAAGCACTTTGTTCATTACCTCTAAACATATAAGCATGATACATAGCACCATCAATAATGACGTGTCTAAATCTTTCAGGAATAAAAGGAACATCTGTAGAGTTTTGTAAGTCTACAGGAACTCTGTAGTATTCATACACTAGCTCATAGTCTTGATCAGGCGATGGCACAAGAATAAACTCTTGTGAAGGTGTCTGCACAACATACTGAGGAATGCCTAGCTTGCTAGTGTCTGTAGAATATTCTTGACCTACATATTTACGTAGGTAATCTTCGTATGTTATGCTTCTCAGTGTCACTGTCTGATTACCTAACACACTGTCTTCTTTAATTCTAAAGCTGTCGAAGTCTACAGTGGAGCTATCAGTTGGATATGTATATCTACTTACACCAGTAGACATAGTCTCTTCTTGTTCTACATGATTGAAAGGCCACTCTAAGAAGCTTTGATTAATATCACGCAATGCAGCATTAACACTATCCTTAGCGCTACTGTAGAAACCTTTAGCATTAGCAAAGGTAGCACTAGTTAGCTCCACCTCGTTGAATCGTCTGTTAACTTGATTAACTAGCTCTAGAAAATTATAGGCCATGTTATTGTTCCTTAATACGCAGCTTCACAACTCGTTCAACAACAGAGCCGGTGTTGTCAGTGATTCTACAAGTTAGTTTATATTCTCTATTGAGAGTACCTAAGCCTAAATGAATAGTAGCAACAGTGTTTGTGTTAGTGGCTGATACACGTTGTAAGCCATACACAGTGGTGCCATTAGTCACTATTGTTTTAACACCGTCTGCATCATCTACATACCAATCTACAGATGAGATGGTAGCTGTGTTAAGAAATCTAGACCAGTCAATGCTGTAGTCTAATATTTCATCAGGGTCTTTATTGGGCCATCTATAAGACATATATACTCTTTATACTACTGAAACAACTCTATTGTCTCTGTTTTCATTTGAGACATACACATTCCTAAACTGCTCTGTTATAGAAGAAGTTCTAGTTGTATATTCTCTATCAACATAAACAACCCTGCTCTGTTCATTTATGACGATAGTTCTATCCTTAGCTGTTGTTCTACCACCCACATACACTGCTCTTAATGTATCGTAGTTATTTTTAACAGCCTCATAATCAAAAGATGTAGTTGTTACATTAACACTACCTACATACCCATAAACAGTTATACCATCAAAAGTAGGTCTAGCACTGTCTGATATAGATACAACACCAATATAAGCTGTAGCTGATACACCTATCAATGCCACTGAAGCACTGGCTTCTACATCTACTAAACCTACAGCACCTGTTGCTGCTACTCCTGTCAAGACGGCTACAGCACTAGCTACAACTGTGACATTTCCTGCATAAGTAGAAGCTTCAACACCTACAACAAGTATGACAGCCTTAGCTACTACATCTACAGAGCCTACATTGGCTGTAGCTGCTACACCATTAACTAATAATACTGCGTCTGCTGTGACTGCTACTACGCCTACAGCGCCAGTGGCTACAACACCTACAACAGGTGTCACAGCCTTAGCTACTACAACTACTAGACCTACAGCACCTGTGGCTGCTACACCATCCGGTGTATGTGTAACACCATATTCACCATAGCGACTAACACCATATCTAGCTACGCCATAAACAGCGCCTGTTAAAGATGTAGAAGCCATAGTTAGCTTCTATTAAGCTATACGAACAATAGCGTTTGTAGCGTCAGCAGCAGGGAACTCCACCACGAAATCACCGTTAGTTGATGTCTTGTCTCCACCAAAGGAAATGACAGCTACAGCGTTAGTAGTGCCTGAGCCACCATCAGTGGTGGTGTTGTAAATGAGAGCACCAGCTGCTGTCAATGTAGCGCTGGCCCATGTAGCGTCAGCAAAGTCAATGAAGGCTGTGGTGCCACTTGATGTTGGATCAATGTTAGTTAATGCCACACCACCTGCTGTATA